TGGGCAATGCCTGTCGTAATTCATAATCACTTTTAATTGTTTATTTGTTGCAAGCTCCAAATTCATCATTTTCACCGCCTAGAAAGGCAAATCCGAATCAGAAATGTTTATTGGTCCGGCGAACGGGTCTGTATCGCTGTTATTTTGGCTCGTGTTGGCGTTTGAATTGCTTCCGTGAGTGTTCGATCTAGCATCATTATCTTTGCGAGAATCGAGAAACTGAACACTCTCAGCCACTACCTCAGTAACATATACTTTTTTCCCTTCGCTGTTCTCGTAGTTTCGTGTTTGCACTCTGCCATCCACCCCAGCAAGACTGCCCTTTTTCAAGAAGTTGGCCACATTCTCTGCTGGCTTTCTCCATACCACAACATTGATAAAATCGGCTTCTGTTTCTCCTGCTGCATTTTTGAAATTGCGATTAACTGCTAATGCGAAAGTAGCAACCGCTACCCCTGAAGCTGTGTAACGTAATTCCGGTGATTTCGTAAGCCGTCCTACTAAAATAACTCGATTCATCATGTTTTTTCCTCCGATTGTTTTTTATTAAACAGTTGCGTATATTTCAGCTTTTAATGATTGAAAAATATGTGCTATTACATCAACGGTCCACCCGTCACCGATAACATTTTCAGCTTGTGACTTGCTTAATGATTTTGTGTAACCGACTGGAAGTGTTTGCCCTATTTCTAGTTCTCTAGTTGTTAGGTATCTACAAAAATCCTCAAATTCTACTAATCCGCTGTTTTTCCATCTATCTTGTTTTACCGTTATGCAGTTTATTTTTTCTCTATGAGTAACGTTCGGACACGCTCCGGCCCACATCTTTTCCCTGCTAGGTGTTCTTTTAACTTTAAATTTCCGGCAATATTCCGGGTCTGTGTCCTTATAATCTTGAAAGTTTATATTTTTATCTTCCGGCTGCTCTATACCAGGAATGTTGGTCCAATAAAGCCGATCCCTTTGCTGATAACTCACTAGCTTACTATTTATCCTGATTGGCTCAACACCTAGCAAACGGGTGAACATTTCTTCATCTTCTTTAGGCATCACTACATTTTCCAACAAGAAAAACTTTGGATTAACTTCTTTTAATAGTCTTACGTATTCAAAGAATAAAGAACTTTTATCTCCTGTTAGTCCGTCCCTATCTTGGCCTTGTATTGTTCGCGCTTGGCTTAGATTCTGACACGGGCTACCACCTATCAATAAATCAATGGTTGGCAAATCTTCGCCCTTTATTCCCCTAACATCACCTAGCTGTATTGTGTTTGGATAATGTTCCATCGTTACCTGTATGGCACTTTTCTT